CTTGCTTTGGAGGATTTTCTTCCCAAGCATGGACCTGGATCTGTAGCGACTGGTGAGAAGCAGTGGCAAAAGATGCGTTTTAAACGCATTTATGCCTCTTTGGAAGAACATTTCTCCTTTACGGAGTGGTTCTTCGCCTCCCTCTCGCATGTGTGCGATAGCGCACATGTGCTTGAGGGGGCTTCTTATCAGCCTCATGGAGTGGCAAAGGTCGTGCTCGTCCCTAAGGACTCGCGCGGCCCACGTCTTATATCTGCTGAGCCGTTGGAGTTCCAATGGATTCAACAAGGGATCGCTCGAGCGCTAATGAAGCGTATCGAGTCATGTTTCCTAACGAAAGGTCGGGTCAATTTTAAAGACCAGACAATCAATGGGAATCTTGCCCTTGAAGCGTCCGTTACTGGAGCTTGGGCTACTCTTGATATGAAGGATGCCTCGGACCGAGTGTCTACCGAGTTGGTAGAACACCTGTTTGGGGACACCCATGTCTTAAAGTATCTATTGGCCGCGAGGTCAACACATACTAGAATGCCCGACGGTACGATAGTGTGCCTTAAGAAGTTTGCCCCAATGGGATTAGCTTTATGCTTTCCTGTTGAGTCACTCATCTTTTGGGCGCTATCGGTAGCGTCTATACAAGTCATTAACAAGCGAAGCCGCAAGGCTGCGATTGCTAGTGTCTATGTATATGGGGATGATCTAATCATCCGCCGCGAAGACTGTGCGGCGGTGTTATCGGCACAACCAAGAGTTGGACTTATGTTCAACCTTGATAAGTGCTGTTACGGGGGCTCCTTTAGGGAGTCTTGTGGCGTTGACGCTTTTAAAGGCGTCAATGTAACACCGGTTAAATTCCGGTCCGTTTGGTCATCGTCACCAACATGTACGGACCAGCTCCTTGCGTACGTAGAGTACAGTAATGCACTCTACAAACGCGGATACTGGGGCGTCGCTAGTCGAATCGAGACTCTTATCGAGGATCGGTTCAAGGTGTATATCCCGGCAGTCAGCGATGACATGCCGAGGAGTTACATTTGCTATCGACGAGCATTAGACGATATGCGCAGTGGGCTTCTTCCACGAAGGTGGAATAAGAAGCTACAGCGGGGAGAAATCCTCGCTCAAGTCGCATACTCACCTCTCTTCTCAAGAAAGGTGAATTCGTGGGAACAGCTATTCTGGTTTCTTGCTCGAGAGAGCAAGCTGCCGGATAGGGCTATCCCTTTGGGACGACCTCTAGACGCAAGTAGCGTCAGGGGGTTGTCTTGTTCCGAATCGTTAAACGTCCGTACGTTCCCGATCCGAGGCCGGGT